TGGGTAGCTCAACATGCAGACAATGATAGTACAAAGTTGTTTTCTGACTTGTATGAAAAGCTGTCTGTAGTGTTACAAAACGAAAGTGTGCCAGACTTGATTTTGATTTTGGCACAGTATCAATACCAGGCTGCATTTGCTGCAAATCAAGAAATCAACAACATGGCATGTCTGGTTGAAATCATGATGCGTTGTTCGTTCAAATGAACGTCTTTGATTTTGTAAAATCAATCAATGACAAACATGATCTTGGTCTTAGTCAAGAGGAGATCGAGAGTCAGTACCAACCATGGATAGTGAATAAAGCTCTGTCATTTACACCTGACACGCTTTTGTTTGCAAACCTCATGAATCGCTATTCCTTTTTGCCCAAGAGGGTCCAGTTTCAATTCTTTATGACTGGGGTTCCGAAGGGTCGTAGATACGGAAAATGGCTCAAGAAAGAGAAGCCAGAAGCCGATATTGAGTTTCTTAAAAATCATTATAACATAAATATTATGCGAGCAGAAGAAATGCTCGATCTTATTTCGCCAGAACAACTCAATATAATAAAGGAAATGAAGGGTGGTAAATCATGAGTGAGGATATTCTTGATACATTAGTTGAAGTGGAGATCAAAGAACCTGACGATTTTCTGAAAATCAAAGAGACTTTAACTAGAATTGGTGTTGCTTCCTACAAGCAGAAGAAGCTATACCAGTCTTGTCACATTTTACATAAACGTGGCAGATATTACATAGTCCATTTTAAGGAGCTATTTGCTCTTGATGGTAAAAATTCGACTCTAAGCCAAGAAGATTTGGAGCGAAGAAATGCCATCGCGACTTTGTTGCAGGATTGGGGTTTAGTCAAAATTATAAATACTCATGCAGTCCAAGACAAAGCACCGCTGAATACAATTAAGATTTTACATTACAGCGATAAACCAAATTGGATACTTGAATCGAAATATAATATTGGAACCAAGAGGTAAACATAATGGAAACCGTTTCTATTGAATTGAAAGTTAATGAAGTTAACTCGGTGTTGTCTGCTCTAGGGCAGCTTCCCTTTATTCAAGTTGCTGATCTAATCAACAACATCAAGACTCAGGCTGAAACTCAGCTAGCTGCTGAGAAGGTAAAGGCGGAGTCTGTAGCAGAATAAGTCGTTAGTCTTGGGATTAACGCTTATCTAGTCGCCAATCGTGGGGCTAGTTATTTTTAAACCTTGCTTTAAATAAGGAGGCAATAATGAACGATTATACTTTTCGCTCTTCAAACTTTTTCCCATTCACTGTCGGCTTTGATCGTCCGTTAAAGGTTCTTGAAGCCTTAACGAATGTAAAAGCTCCTTCGTATCCACCATATAACATTATCAAGATTGGAGATGAAAACTATACCATTGAGTTAGCAATCGCTGGCTTCAATAGTAAAGATGAAGTCGATGTTTCAGTCAAAGACAATGTTCTGTATGTAGTTGGGTCGAAAGTCGCGGTTGATGATTCTGTTGATTATCTCTACCAAGGAATCGCAGCAAGAGACTTTAGACGTGAATTTACACTAGCGGATAATGTTGAGGTCACGGGCGCTGAACTAAAAGATGGTATTCTTACTATCAGTTTGCATCGCCGAATTCCTGAAGAGATGAAACCTCGTCAAATCCCAGTCATCAAATGATTGTGAGGGGTGGGGGCGTAAGCCCCCACTTTGATTATGAACAAATATCGAATTTCAGAACTATTTCAATCTCATCAAGGTGAGGGTCGTTACACTGGACAGTTGTCTGTTTGGGTGCGATTCTTTGCTTGTAATCTTCAATGCAATGGCTTCGGACAAAGAAATCCGAAAGACCCTTCAACGTACATTCTTCCATACAAAGACCTTGACGTTTCAAAGTTTACTCGTCTAGATCAGCTTCCTGTTTTAGAGTATGGTTGTGATTCATCATATTCTTGGGCTTCAAAATTTAAACATCTCTGCCCAGAATATACACCAGCAGAAGTGGTTACTCGTTTACAAGAGTTGATGCTGCCGTCGCATAACATTAGAGACATGTTGACTGGAGTTACTCGTCATTTAGTGTTTACAGGTGGAGAACCCCTTCTTCCAAAGAATCAGAAAGGCATTGTTGATATTCTTAATGAGTTTCGTTCTAGAGGAAAAAGTTTTCTCAATGTAACAGTTGAGACGAACGGCACACAAGAACTAGATCAAGCTACTTTTGAAGAAGCAAGTATTCGTTATAATTCGGGCTTCGGAGAGTTTTTCTTTTCTGTATCTCCAAAACTAGAAACTGTTTCGGGTGAACCCAATAACAAAGCAATCAAGCCAAATGTTGTTAAACAATATCAAGATGCTTCTTATCCAACTGCGAATCGCGACGGCGGACAATTAAAGTTTGTTGTTGCAAATAGAAAAGAATGCTGGGATGAATTAGAGCAGGTTTTACGACAATTCAGACATGCTGGAGTTGTTTATCCTGTTTGGATTCAGCCAGTTGGTGCTACTGTTACACAACAGCTGACTGATGATGTATCACAGATCGCACTAGAAGCACTGGCTCGTGGTTATAATGTTTCAGCACGGGTTCAAGCCTATCTATACAAGAATGCCATGAGTTATTGATAATAGAATCAATAAGTTACACGATGCTAGACGGAAAATCGGAAACCTGTATAATATGCGTTGTCAATCGAGGAGAAACGAATGAACGTCGCAGAGCTGATTGAATGGTTGAAGACGCAGGATCAGGAAGCGATTGTTGAGGTTCTTACCTCTGAGTCTGTCGGGTGTCATTGGAATGTTCGGGTTGAGACACACCGCGAGGCTTTCCGCCCCGATGAGCATGCCGATTATATGGACTTCCGCGGCAATCCGTTTGTCAGTCGCGCACAGTCACATTATAATCACCGATACCTTTTCCTTGGCAACGACGGTGGGAATGGCTAACATGAGCTCACATTTATTTCAGGATCAGTCGTGGGTTGCTACTCCAGCAGAAGCGATGTATGAGTATGCCGATAATGCTGGAGACGACCACCCCGATCAAGCGTGGATCCTGACTCCTTTTGATGTTTGGATGCCTAACCCGCACTATCATGGTCCGAAGGTTCGGCACCCTGAAGATGATAGCGACGACGGAGAATTTTGACATGCATGGTGCAGTAATCTTGACGCTGATCGTTTTTGTGCTGGTGATGCTTCTTATCAGCCCGTTCGCCCTTATTTGGGCTATCAACATGTTGTGGGACCTGAGCAACCCATACGATTTTAATCATTGGGTTGCAGCATTTGTTGTTATCATGCTACTTGGTGCCAGCGCTGCTTACAAGAAGGATTAATACATGACTAGTATTCTTGATTTCCTTGAAGAGCTTGAGCAGACTTCTTCTCGCTTAGAAAAAGAAGAGATCCTTCGTCGTCAGTTCAGTAATGAATTGGTGAAGAAGGTCTTTGTCTATGCCCTCAATCCCTACATGAATTTTTATGTCAAGAAGTACGACTATGATGCGAACGGCAATGCATCATTGGAAACCGTATTTCCAGTTCTTGACAAGTTGGCTCGCCGACAGGTTACGGGCAATGCAGCCCGCGATTTGTTGCAGAAGACTGCGAACAAGCTCCACCCTGATAACGCTGAAGTCCTTTGGCGTATCGTGCAGGGTGATCTCCGCTGTGGTGTGTCAGAAGCTACTGTCAATAAGATTTGGAAGGGCTTGATTCCTACCTTTGATGTTATGTTGGCGCATAAGGATATCGCTGGCATCAAGTATCCTGCCTATGCACAGACTAAGTATGATGGTGCCCGCTGTCATTTGTATTTTGATGGTGAGCAGGTTATCGCATATGCGCGTTCTGGAAAGGTATTCGAACTGCATAATGCATTAACTGAATCTGCAAGAGCAGTAATGAATCCTGGCGAAACTTGGGATGGCGAACTTCTATTCTATGCTAATGATAAATCTCTTGCTAAGGCGCTTGATCGTAAGACTTCTAATGGTCTTGCTAATAAGGCTAATAAGGGAACCATTAGCCCGAAGGAAGCCGCACAGGTTCGATTCGTTGGGTGGGATATTGTTGATTTTTCATCGACCATTC